AGTTTAAGTCTAATGATAGAGAGTCATTTGATTTTGAATGGTTTGTGCCTATGCCTGCAATCTTTAGAGAAATTACTACTGGCTTTTGCACTATAGACGGTGTAAAGTATGAGCAGTGGGTAGAAAATGCAGACGGCAGTAAAAGAGGATTAACACAAACAGAAATAGATATAATGACTGAAGAGTATGGTCATACAAATTGGTATGATTGGTCTCTAGAAAACTGGGGATGTAAATGGAATTGCAGTGATGTAGAAGTCCATGAAGTCACAGATTCACAATTTATTCTTAAATTTGATACCCCTTGGGGGCCGCCTGTAAACTTTATAAACCATTTAATAGAACAATTTTCTAATTTAGATTTTGAAAATGAATGGGAAGAAGAAGGCGGGTATGCTGGTATGTTTGGTTGCATTGATGGACATGAATATAATAGAGATGGTCGTGTTGTTTACAAAACAGAATGCTGTGATGTAGATCAAAAGTATGATGAAAAAGAAAATGATCATTACTGTCCTAAATGTAAAGAAATAGAGCCGTATACATACACTGAAGTTGAATATACAAATTAATAAACTATGAACACAGAACAAGAAAAGTTTCTTATTGGCAGAATACTAGTAAGTCCAGAAACATATGCTTTACACGAAGATAGATTAAACAAAATTAGATTGCAAGATCCAAATCATAATATGATATGGAATGCAATTAAAAAAGTCTACAAGTCTGATAAAGCAATAGACCTGGTAACACTTGGTAAACAATTAGGAATGGATAAAGTAGTTCTGGGCGTGTTATTTGACTGTGAGAAGTATGGTTATTCTAACTTTCAACTAGACCAAGTTATAGACGATATGGTTTACAATAGTAAATATGAATCTATGGGTAGTGTTTTACTTGAAATAAATAACCTTATGCAAAATAGAGAACATCTAGATAATATATCAGAAGCACTTAAAAAGGGTATAAACATTATATCAGCTGATAGCGCAAGTGATAACGAAACAATCGTGTCTCAACTTGGCGATTACTATCAGACTTTGACGACCCGTATGGCTACTGATGGTATCACTGGCGTAACCACTGGTTACTCGTGCCTAGATAACTTTACAAATGGTTGGCAACCTACAGACTTAACAATTATTGGCGCAGCATCTTCTATGGGTAAAACAAGTTTTGCCTTAAATGTTGCGTACAATGCTGTTAAAACTAAACATCCTGTAGCTATATTTAGTTACGAGATGTCTGCCCCACAGTTACTACAAAGACTTATTAGTGTAGAGTCTGGTGTATCTCTAAGAGAGCTTAATCAAGGCGCAATAGATAAAGAGCAGTTAGCATTAGTTAACAAAGCTATAGGCGTAATAGAAAGTTTACCTCTTAGAATAGACGATTGTAAAAGAACATCACTAAACTATTTAACATCTAAAATTAGAAAATATGCTATTAATGACAATGTTGAGGTTGTACTTATCGACTACCTCCAACTCGTCTCCGTTGAAGGAAAGAAAAACGGAACACGAGAACAAGAAGTCTCGATGGTTGCAAGAACGCTTAAAAATCTTGCAAAAGAACTTAACATATCTGTTATAGCTTTATCACAGCTAAACAGAGGTGTATCATTTAGAGGCAATCCTAAACCTACTATGTCTGACCTTAGAGAGTCAGGTGAAATCGAGCAAGCAGCGGATATAGTCTGTCTACTATATAGACCTGAATACTACAACATCCCCTCACTCGAAGACGGCACTGATTCTGCTGGCCTAGCGCAGATTATATTTGCTAAAGGTCGTAATATAGGTGTAGGAGAAATTAATATGAACTTTGACGCAAGTCGAACTAAATTTATGTCAAGAATATGAACGAAGTAGATATTGTAGGGTGGGCATTTATTGGAATGCTAGCCTTAATTTTTACAGCAATATTATCAATAAAACTTATACCATTTATAGCTATAACTGGGTTAGGATTTTTGTTAATAAAAATTAAAAATATGCGTAAAAAGTAAAAAATTAATATTACTTTAGCGTAGCAAAAAGAGAATTTATGTCTAATTATGAACGTATCATAAGTAGAGTATCTGAACGTACTGGCTTCAGTAAAGCTACAATCAAATCAATCTTACATAGAGTCTTCAAAGAAATAGGATTTATACTTATTACAAGTAAATCACCAATACTTATAAGAAGATTCATTAAGATAGTTTTGGCAGTAGCAACACTAAAAAAGCTTAACAGAGATATAAAACGATATGAAACAAGAAAAAAGTAAAACTATGGATTTTAAAAAATTAAATCAACCAGTGGAAATGGAGCAGATAGACTTCAGAGTACAATCAATTAACAAGGGTGGCTATGCTACAATCTTAGCTTACAAAGACGCAAGATATGATATGAATGTCTTAGACGCAGTTGTAGGCCCAGAGAACTGGAGCAAAAGCTACGAGGTAAAAGATGGTAGACTTTACTGTACTGTGTCTGTATATAACCCGACTACTAATCAGTGGGTTAGTAAACAAGACGTAGGTACAGAGTCTAACACTGAGGCTGAGAAAGGTCAAGCTTCAGATGCATTCAAGCGTGCATGCTTTAATTGGGGTATAGGTCGTGAGTTGTACGACTTTCCTTTAATACAAGTCAAACTAGAGCAAGGCGAATACCAAGAGGTAGGAGGTCGTGCTAAAGCTACTTGGGGATTAAAACTCAAAGAGTGGACTTGGGGCGCAAAGCGCGATGATAAAGGCAGTTTAATCCAGTTAGCTGCCAAAGACCAAAATGGTAAAGTAAGATTTAACTGGAAAAAGTAATTATTTAATATTTAAAACTAAAATTATGATTCAAATGGAAGCTTTTAATTTAGCAGAATTTAAAGGAGGGAACACTAACTTTAAGAAAGATGGTAAGTACCCAGACAGAGTAACACCAGGCGGCTACGTCTGTACTGTTACAGGTGTTAAAAACTCTACAGAAATAGAAGGATATGGTGGTTCACCATTTATAGAGTTTTATATGCTAACAGAGTGTGGCAAACAAGCTAGCGCTAGATTTTGGGTAGTTAAACAAACTGACAGCTCTAAGTCTAAAGACTGGAAAAAGAAACAGCTTAAAGATTTTCTTATGAACTGTGGAGTAAAAGAATTTACTACAGACGCTATAGCTTGTAAAGCAGCAATTAACAAAAGAGTACAATGTGCTTTTGTTTCTGAAGAATACATTGGTAAGAATAGAGATACTAAACAACCAGAAAAGAAAACAGCAGTTAAATACCTGTGGTCTTCTGCTATGGGTAAAAAGTTGACCTATGATTCTAAGTACAATAAAACATTATCGCAAGATGATATGAATTTATTATCTTCATTAAACAAAATGGACGTAGAACCTCAAGTGGTTTCTCAGTCGCATGAAGATGCAGACTTACCATTTTAAATTTTAAATTATGAACCAGATATTTATAGGGGGTAATGTACCCTCTAGCAAAAACGGTAAGAGATGGACGGGCAAAATGCTTATCCATTCTAAGACTGTGATGAAATACATCAAGTCTACAAAAGCTGATTACTTATCGAACAAGGAGAAGTTTAAGTCTTTGTTGGAGGGTAAGACAGCCCCCTATAAAATATCATTTACATTTGTTAGGGGATCTAAACATAAGTTTGATTACATAAACCCGTGTCAAACTGTTCAAGACCTAATGGTTAAGTATGGTTGGTTAGAAGATGATAACTGTGAAAACATAATACCATCATTTGAGCCATATACATACGATAAAGCTAACCCAGGTGTAATTATAAAAGTATTATAATGAAACAAGCAAAAAATTTTATAGAAGATTATTTAGTTAAACATAAAATAACTAAGAAAGAGTTTATGTCTAAAAGCAGAAAGCGTGAGCTAGTATTTCACAGATTAATAGTATCAAATGTATTAAGACGTGTATTTGATTTAGGCTTAGATAATTGTGGCAAGTTAATTAACAGAGACCATTCTTCTGTTATATATCACGTCAAAGAATATGATAAGTTAAGCAAGATATACAAAGATTATTTTAATGCATATGCTGTTGCAAGCTCGTTTGCTAGGTCATACTTAGATGATAAAGACAAACACGCAGACATAGTACACAGGTTATTAATATCTAACAATGTTCTTAGAGATAATATAAACTCTAAAAAAGAAGAAATAGAAGATATTAAAACTGAAATGTTTAAACTAAAAAGAGAAATCAAAGAATTAAAACAAACTAATAAAGAACTAAAATATAATTATGTTTAATAAAAAGAAAGAGAAAGCATATTTAGATGCACTATCAAATCAAGAGTATACTATAATGGTGGTAGAACATGTGTTAGAACAAATGAAAAACATACATAAAACACCAGAACATTATGAAGATTTATATAAAAAGATTTGCGAATTGCATGAAGACATAGAGCGTAGCGCTAAGGACTTACCTAACTACGAACTATACAAAAGAGAATTTAGAAAACAAGATCTAAAACAAAACTAAAACTATGATAACACAAGAGAACTATTATGATGATAAAGAGCATGTTACAAACTCAATGCTCAGTTGGTTAAAACAAAGCCCTGCATACTTTAAGTCGCAGATAGATAAAAAGTCTGTCCCGACTGATGCTATGACGTTTGGTTCTGCATTTCATTGTGCAGTGCTAGAGTCTGATAAATTTGATGATTTATATTATGTAATGCCTAAGCTTGACAAAAGAACTAAAGCTGGCAAAGAAGAATTTGCTGAGCATATGTCTAAAGCAGGTGATAAAGTTGTAATAACAACTGATCAATATTCTAGAATACTAGCAATGAAAGACGCAGTTTATAATAATAAAACTATGTCTGAACTGTTTACATCTAATGAAGGTGTGGCAGAGTCTGTAAATATATGGGAAGAAAAAGTACAAGATAAAAATGGTAAAAACCATGTAATTAAATGTAAGAGCCTTATAGATTTACGTAGAGACAATGATGACTTAGTTGTAGATTTAAAGACTACTACGTCTGTATCTGCTTTTACATCTAGTATTAGAAAGTTTGGTTATGACAGACAAGCTGCATTTTATTTACGCGGATTACAAGCTAATGGCCTAGTAAGTCCAGATGCACGTTTTGTATTTGCTGTAGTAGAAAAAGAAGCACCATATGAAATAGCTATGTTTGAGCTAGACAGGTCTGTTATGGACGAAGCAAACTTGCACATAGATAGTCTATTGCAAACTTATCAACAGTGTATTGCTGAAAACTATTATCCAAAAAAGTATGAGCAATTCAATGGTGAATTAAATTTAGTAACATTAACATCGGAAGATATTTATAAATAAAACAATGAAAAACACAGTAGTATTTGAAGGAGGAGTAGACGGCATTAGAACAATGGTCGACTCATCATTAAAAGTAACATTAGGAACACCTGAGTTATCGCCTGAAACAATGGCGAGACTTTTTGGTTTATTAAAGCAACCTGGATACATAGTTATATCTACATCGCCAGTTCAAAAAGAAATGGTAGACTTAGTTGAGACTGCTGGCCAGGAGGCTGAGTTTGAAACTAAAACACCAAGTCAAAGAATGCGTAATGTAATCTATAGACTATGGGAAAAAGAACAGCCTAGAGAAATGAATCCAGAGGGCGTATCAACTATAGTAGAATTTGACTTATACTATAGACGTAAAATGAATAACATTATAGAACATTTAAAAAGTAAATTATCATGAAAAACTGGAACAGTATATCTAAAGAATGGCAAGACATAATTAAACCTGACACAAGAGAAAAGGCTATGCTTGCTAAATTCTTAAACTTTCAAGGTTGGAGTATAAAACGTATAGCAGAAAATTTAAAACTAAGTGAATCAAGAATTAGAGAATATTTAAAAGATTAATTATGAAAACTAAAGAGCAAAAATTACCAAAATGGTTTGAAGGACATTTGTACAGTGAAGGAGCTGAAGTAGCTAATCGCTTTACTGGCGAGTCTATATATTTAAATAACATAGAACTATCTATGTATGACTTTGTAATGGGTTCAACTACCTTAATGGAATTAGGTATGTATGATGATGAATCAGTTGAAGACCTTAGAAAAGGTTTAGATTGGTTTAGAAAAAACAATGCTGAGGCATATATGGTATTATTAGATTAAGTATGAAATTAACAAAAGAGCAGCAGGTAGACATAACATTACTTATAGCTACCTTCAGGTGTTTTAACGAACAGTTATATGGTATCAAAGGTATACATCATAAAGTGTTAAAGAAAAAGTTTAATACACTACTTAATGTGTCTAGAAGATACGAAACAGATGTCGTTAGAGAAATGAATAACAGCAAAGAGCTTGAAGAAGTTTATGATGTTATGATGGATATTATATTAAATGTTAAATTAGAAATTTTAAAAGATGACAAAAAGTAAGCACGCTGGAGATACGCAGTATCTTATCAAAAAAAACATGGAAGAAGTATTGAGACTTTTACTTAAAAAAAACAAACAATACGGAGATTCAGCAACTAAACCTGCTAACATATTTAGCAAGGCTAACGCAGTAAATAGTATATCAGCTAGGATAGATGATAAGCTGATGAGAATTAAAAATAAAGGTATTAATAAAAATACTTTGGATACTGTGGATGATTTAATAGGATATTTAGTACTTTTAAAAATAGCAATAAATGATGAAGAAAATGAAAAAAAGAACTAGCAATCTGTTATACAAAGCTCACAATTTGATTAATGAAGCAACAGGAATTGACGTTCCTAAGTATAAATTAGACGAAGCTAAAAGAGAAGCTAGGAAACTTTATAAACAAATTAAGGATTTAGATCCTAAAATTTATAACATATTAAAAGAAGATTTGTAATGTCAAAGTTTGTATGTAGTAAATGTAAGTCTGAAAAAACTGTATCTACTTATACTATTAAAGTAATGGACGGTAAATCATATTACCCTGAAGCTACTTGTTGTGACACATACATGGATAAAATAAGAGAACATGGAGGATGGGGAGCTATAAGACGTGGGCCAGACGGCACAGTCAAACGCAAACCAAGACCCTGGGAATAATGCCATATGTTAAAATTAAAATAGAAGTAGAATATTATATAAAGTCTAACGACCAGTTAGAGGAGGCTATAGAAAAAGGGGTGGAAGACCTTTACAATATATCACACGATTGGGTGATAGAAGGTGTCCCCCCTAATGTAGACTCGGAAATAGATGAACATTTAAACGTAAAATTTTATTATAAAGAAGGAGAAGGATGGGTAGAGTAAATAGAAGCATAATTAAATATGTAGATGAAAACGATCCAAAAACTAGGTATATAGATTTACCTAAAGTAATCAAAGAAGATTATGCTTTTGAAATGATGTTTGGTTATAACTACCCAAGCACAGGGTATAATACATCAACAGGAATAAAATCAAGACCATTTTATGGAACAATCAAAGACAGCTATTATAAAGGCGGCAATTAGATATGCTAATCAATTAAAAAAGAAATATGGCAACAAGGGTACAGAAACTGAAGAACCTAAAAAGGTACTACGAAAGACTAATAAAAAAGATTGATTCTTTATTATTAAAAGAATATAATAAAAGTCCTTATAAAAGATAATTACTTTTTAATCTTTTCGTACGAGCGTCCTCCAAAGTATGCTCCAAAGGCTGTGATGGCTAATAGTTGCCATAGGTCAATCCAAGAATCTTTGATGTCCATGTCTACGTAACCAAAGTCTACTAATGTAAATACTGTAAGCACTAATAATAAGAATGCTAAAGATAAAGGTCTAATAGACTTTGTTAGCCAATTACCATTCATATCAGCTTCCCAACGTTTAGTTACTTCTGCCTGCATACTTTTTTCAAACTCATAGATAGCTTTATTTATTTCGTGCTTTATAAGTTCTTTTTCTTCTGCGCTTGTGTGTATTTTATCAATTGCATTACCTACGCTGTCTACTAAGTCTTTAGCGCCACTGTTAAATATTTTACCTAATATACTCATACCTTTACATTATAATTTAATTTAGCTTGTACGCCATTGTATGCGCTCCACACAAAAGCACTAGCCTTTTTTATATTACCTACATAACCTTTTTGGTCATGCCACTCATCTGTTGCAGACATAGAAGATAAATTGCGAACTGTAAGTCCGTTAAGTTCTTCTACTGCTTGCATTTTATAAGCTTTGTTAGTGTGTAAATGACCTCTATGTACCTCAACATAACGAACATCGCTCCATACGTCTCTATATCGCTGAGACACTATGCCTGGTAAGTCGTTAAGTTTAGGGCCGTCACCGTGATCATTTACTATAAGACATTTTCCATATACGAAAGACTTCATCATAGAGTTACTGTTGTCTACTGTGACATTTTCGTTGTTTTCATAAAACATCTCTAAAGCGTCACCTATATGCATCATAGACTCTCTGTCGTGATTACCTGGTATCACACAAACATGTACGTCTGCATACTCTACTAACATTTGTATGCACTCTACTATCAACTTTCTTCCCGCCCTATATATCTCAATACCTTTGTCAGTATTGTATTGCGGAGTACCTTTTGTTGTGCTTACTATAGGCCAATCACCATCAGAGTTTAAAAAGTCGTTACCAACTATAAATAATATTTGATTAATATAGTATCCGCTAGCTCGCTTGATAAGATGTGTTAACGCGTCTATCATTCTTTGTCTAGCTATATCTAAACTATAATCGTCACCGTCTATTCCTATTTTACCAAGATGTAAGTCAAATGCATTAATTTCTAATAAATGCGGGTCGTCATCTTTATAGCTGTCTGGACGTATAATATGTTTTGTGGTAGATGCAAAAAGAGGAGTCAAGTCTTCAACTAGCTCCTCTCTTATTTTAACTATATTTTGTAATGGGTTTATTTTCTTTAACCATGCTTTCGTCCTATACATTGGTATTGTTATAGGTCTTTTAGCTTTATCAAAACCTGTTACCTCATAAGTACCTATATCGTACTTTTCTACTTCCCAAACATTTGTATCTACATGACAAGCTTTGAGAAGGTCTTCCAGACTTTTGACTCTTTTACTGTCTTCACAGGTAACAACAGCACCATCTTTGTTTTCTGTAAACGAGGTCTTCTCATTTTTATTTGTAGGTGTTAATTTGTTGCGAAGTCTACGAGCTACACCTCTAACAGCTTCGTAATTAGATTCAAATAATTTAGCAGTTTGTGCGTAGTCGCTGTTTAATTTTTCAGGGTTTGCTAATAGATACTTCTTTATTTTTTCTATTATAGATTTATCATTAGAGTTCATTTTGTAAAAAGTTTCTCGTCATCATATCTAGGGCCATAACCGTGTTGTGAGTCTAGTGTGACTTTGTTCAATAACAATTTTACTCTTTTGTTGCGTTTATTTGCAAGTGCTGTAAATTTATTTACTAACATTTTATTGTTCATAACCTCCTCAACACTCTCTCCTTTTACAAATACGTCAGATACTTTATAGGTTCTTTTTCTTTTAGAATCTATAAAATACCAAGTAGATAACCATATGGGAATTTTATTGCTCAATCAATAAATATGTTAAACTTCCATCAGCACTAGCGGCCGTAGCAAATACGTCCATGTTAGGGCTAGGTTTATCTATAGGAACAAAACACCATTCTTGCGGGCTAAGAGATATAATATTTGTCGCTCCATCATCAAAAGACAATCTTATTATACCTGTAGAAGCGTTATTGTTTTTACAAAATAATAAAGTTCTATTTCCTATTGGCTTTATATTAAGTTGTTCGCTAGACCCTGAAGCTAAACTTATAACGCCGCTTTGTATAGTGTCTGATGTAATAGTAGAAAATGTATGACTATCTATCAAATTTTGTATTACTAAACCATTGTTGTCTGTTATAGTAAATGTACCTTCTGCTTTTAAATTATAAGTTTTTGCCATATTACCATTCAATTAAAAAATACTTAGCAGTCGTAGATTGCGCTCCTGTAACGTTTTGTTTTAATTTTATATCAGATGTATTTCTAAGTTTTAAAAACATTATTTCTCCTAAATACATAGTAGATATAGGTGTGCTGCCATACATCATTGTAACACCTACATTGCTAGGGTCGTCTACTACTTCTACATAAATATAATGACCAATGCCAGGAGTTTTTTGATTTATAACTACAGGTGTATCATCAACTAAATTTACTTCTCCAGACAAAACAGCTTCACTTGTTATGCTGTTATTTAAATTTATACTAAAATTAAACAATTCTTTATTGATACCAGTGTCTGTAGCAACAAAAGAATTTTTACCTGTTAAAGAAATAGAATTTGCCATATTGCAAAGATATTAAATTATTTAATCAAAGTCTGTATATGTAATATAAACCTCTTCACCTTTATCCAAAGCTTTAGAAATAATAGGATAAATTCTTTTATAAGCCAACGCAGACTGACCAACGAATCCTTCTTCCCATACCATGTTATTATGTTGGGTGTCCCCCACCAAGAGACAACCAGCGGTATGCTTGTCTGTGTTTCCACAGTGAATAAGGATATAGTCAAAATTAGGAACGTTAGTAATGTGAAGCATTCCTTTGTGTATATCTTGAAACCTTTTGCTGTACTTAGCGTGAAAGCCACCTTCTGTGCGGTACTCAATCTTATAAGTACCAGCAGGTATACGAGTCTCACCACGAAGTTTAATGTCTCTGTGTTCATCTTCAAGAGTGTAACATAAAAATTTACGCCCCTCTTCCTCCAATACATATAAAGCTCCTGATGTAGATTCTACACTAGAACTAAACCTTACTACTTGTAGTTTCACTATTTTCTTTTCTTTGCAGTCTTTTTTTTCTTTGGTTTTGTTTTACCATAAGACTTTTTCATACCGTATCCCATAATATTAATTTAAAAAGTTTAACCAATATGTATATCCTTTTAAAGTGTCTTTAAGCTTATCGAACTTTGACTTATTAAGTTTACGTACACTTTCTTTCCATTTATACGTATCAAATGGTTTTTCTTCGCATTTGCAATCAGGATTATCGCAAATTGGTTTACAACATTTGTTATTTTTTATTTTATCGTCACTCATATTTCTTGTGTAATCGTAATAATATTTAGATTTTTTATCAGACATTATATTATTGAAGTTAATAAATAATACAATAATACTGGAGCTATTGTAGCTAATACATCCCATTTATCAAACTTACCGTAATCTAAATAGTCATACACCTCTTTAGATACACCTACAACTAACACTAATAAAAAAACATTAGTTGGCGACATACCCATTTCTGTAAATATCAACGCAAATATAATACCTGCCACAGCGTGTTTATACTTGTCTTTACCTATATTTTTAAATTTATTTACCATTTTACTTTGTTTGCCCAATAAGCAGCAGACATCTTACCTTTTTTAATATTCTTTGCATGTCTTGCTTTAAATGATTTAGCACGTTTAGTCATAGTTCTGTCGCCAGTTTTACCTTGTTGACCAAACCTAATTGTTTTAATTTTATTGCCTTCTTTAGCAACAACTATATGTGACTTTGTTTTGTGCTTAGGAGTACGTTTCGGCTTATTATAACCAGAAACTCCAGCTCTTGCAAGTCTAGGATCTTTTTTTGCGGGCATTATTTCTTTTTTTTATGTATTGTTTTTACTTTACCATTTACAGTTCTTGCATAAATTTTATCTTTTGTTTCTCTAATAAACGTGCCGTAATGTTTTTTACCGCCCCATGTCCATGATACTTTTTTTGGCATTACTTTAATGTATAAATTACATCTATGCTGTCTGCATTACCAGACGTAATAGATATTTCGTTAGTACTATAATAAATTACGCCTTCTAATACTAAACTTACGTATGGAGGAATAACCACATCTTTGTATACATAAGAATCGTCTAACAACATTGTAAATGTTTGATCTGTAGCAGTTGTATTACAAACATACATAGACTCTAAAATTGATCCGTCTCTCAAATTAGTAGGCGTTGTTTTTAAATTTTTTATTTTATATGTTTTTGACATATTACAAAGATAATAAAATTAAAAGAGTTCATATTCCCACACTAGTGTTATAGCAACATCGCCTAATCCTGTGTTGTTTCTTACAAAACTTACACCTATTTGATCTCCAGCTGAAAACGTGTTGCCAGTTGTAAAGTCAAACGCTACGGAGCTATATGCTGTAGACATGTCCGCTGTAACATTAGTCGTTACATCGTCTGTACTATTATCGTTAACAAACACGCTGGTAGTGCCATTATCTATTCTATGGAATCTAACCTGCGCAGAACTACCGTAAGCTATAGTAGAATGTACAATAGCTTTTTTTAATATACCAGTGTAAGGCGCTATAGTTCTATGTGTAACATTGGGTGATGCTAACTCACTATTACCAATAAACGGTATCCAATAATCTTGAGCTGCAGAACCAGCTGCTCCAAAAGTAAACGTATGATGCGTAGTAGATATTTGTCTTTGCACACTACCAGATACAGCTATGTTACCCGTAACTTCTAGCTTTTCAGAAGGCGATGTGTTACCAATGCCCACGTTGTCATCACCCGCAACATAAAGAGCCGTACTAGTATGCGTATTTAAAGATATTGTTCCTGTTGCTCCTGAAGAACCTAACGAAACATTTGTGTTACCTGATAGTATTGTTGCTCCACTTATTTTATATGAGTCAGCCTGCACGTTGCCCGTAACATCAACACCTGTAGATGTTGTTTCAAGTTTTCTAGAGCCATCATACCTTAAAGCAACTTCAGCACCATCTAATGCGTCTATCGCTATTTTTGTACCTCCAGAGTTTCTTACGTAAAAGTCTGAAGCGTCGATTCTTAAATTACCAGTTCCAGTATCTTTTATATAACTATGACTACCGTCGTGATATATTTGTAAATCGTTGCTGTCTCCTGCGTAAAAACGGCCAGCATCAGAAAACTTTATTTGACCACCACCCATTACTAGGTTTGCGTTAGCTTGGTTGCTTATGTCTTTGTAGAACTTAATGCCTCCGTCACCACCATCAATTCTTAAATATTCTGTTTCACCACCAGAACCGTCATCGGCTTGAAAAATTATATCTTTATCGGTAGCAGCTTGCCTTATTTGTAAGTCTCCTGTTGTATTTCTAATTGAAGTGTTAGCTCCGTCATGAAAAAATTCAGCATCTTGACCGCTACCTACAAGTATTCTAACATCATCATTGGCTCTTAAATTTTTTTGCAGTGTAGTAAATCCTAGGCCACCATCAATAGTTAAATAAGTAGTTACTCCACCCGAACCGTTGTCTGATTGGAATACTATATCTTTGTCGTCGCTATGGTTAGCTATATAGAAATCACCAGTGTAATTAGTCATGTACGAATGCGTGCCATCGTGCACTAGTCGTAAGTCATTACCTGTTCCTACAGCAAAATCTACATTATCGTTAGCTCTTAATCGTTTATCAATAGTTGTATGCCCTAACCCACCATCTAAAGTTAAGTAAGGCGTAACACCTCCAGAACCATCATCTGACTGTAGCACGATGTCAGCGTCGTTAGTATAGTTTATGATTTGAATATTACCAGTGTCAGCCTTCATATACAAACTACCAGTGCCGTTGTGATGTATGAACGAGTTGCTACCGTCGTGCAGTATCTGTAAATCATCGCTGTTACCAAAGCTCGCTTTTATACCGTCAGTATGTCTAGTATCTTTAAAAAATCTTGTTTGCTCTGCGCTGCCATCAATAGTTAGATAAGGTGTTGTACCGCCCGACCCGTCGTCACATCTAAAAGTAATATCTTCATCATCTGCATTCTGAACAATCTGTAAAGTACCAGTAAAGTTTTCTATATTAGAGTTTGTTCCGTTGTGGTATATTCTTAAGTCGTTACCAGCACCAAACCTAACCTCATCGCTATCCCCAACTTTTATATTACCAACAACCTCTAGCTTTTCAGATGGGTTGTTGTTTTGTGTATTAATTCCTACATTTCCTGTTAATCCAGCTATAAGAAATGGTCTAGTGCCTGCTGTTATATCTTTTATACTAAAGTCTTTATGAGTAGATTGATCATCTCCACTTATGGCAAATGTTCTTTGTCCATCTCTTTCTAAATGTATATAGTCTCCACCACCAGCGGGTTTTTTAATATGTAAAAATGTATCAGGACTAGTTGTGCCAATACCCACGTTGCCTGAAGAGTTAATATGCATGACTGTAGTGCCAGCAAACCTCCAATTATAAAAAGTACCGTAGGAATTCATTTGGTCCTCTTCATAGTAGTTGGTTACGGAATCTTTTGCTATCTTTAAAATACCGCCATTAATAAACGTCGTTCCATCTACTTGTAGCTTAGATGCTGGACTAGTAGTTCCTATACCAACTTTACCGTCTTTATCAATACGCATTCTTTCGCTAATAGTACCACTATTTCCGCTAACTGTCCAAAATGACATTTCACCAGTAGCATCGTTATCTGTTCTTTCTACTAGTATTCTAGCGTTGTCGTATCCTCTGTTAGAGCTTACGTTAAATATTATACCTACACCAGTGCTATCTGTAGTAGACACATTTGACAGCTGTAGAGGGTACACGTCAGATCCAGGGCTTGTTTGTTCTATAGTTAACTTTTCAGAGGGACTACTAGTTCCAATACCAATTTTATTATTACTAATTGATATATTGCTAATAAAGGTAGATAAATCACTTGCGTTTCTACTTATATTAACAGCATTTAAATTTATAGCATCTACTTGAGCTTGTGTTGCACCAATTATATCGTCTGAATTGTTAGCAGCAGATAAAACCAGCATAGTAAGTATGGCTTTAAGACTATCTA